CCTCGGCGTCGATCGGCACCACCACATCGCCGTCCGCCGTCACCGCGTCCTTGACCGGCGCCAGCGGATCGCGGCCATAGCCGAGCAATTCCGAGTTCAGCAGCGGCTGCTCCGCCCCCAGCGAGGTGCTGGCGAAGGGCATCCTCGTATAGCCGCTCGCCGGCGGCGTGCCATAGGTCGTCTCGAACGCAAGCGCCATCCGCGCCCGCGCCCCTTGCGCGCGTGCCATGTTCGTCTCCTTGGATTGTCGGGATCAGGCCAGTGGATCGGCCGTGGAATAGTGCAAGACGACCGGGATCACCGCCGCCTTCAGGCTGGCCGCGCCGTCCACCGGCAGATCGACCGGCTGCGGCGCTTCCGCCTCGACCCAGTCGCAGAGACCACTGAGCGTGCGATCGGCGGCGAGCGCCGCGCCGATGCTGGCGCAGAGCGTGTCGAAGGCGGCATCGCGGGCAGTGCCCTGCACCACGGCCTCGATCTCGGCGCGGTGCTGATAGTGATAGCGCAGGGGCGAGAGCGTCACCTCGGGCTCGCCGGGTTCGCCGTCGCGCAGGATCAGCAGCCCGGCCGCCGGCACACGCTCGGGCAGCACCTCACCGCGGAGCGCGGTCGCGGGCAGCGCCGAAAGCCGCGCGTGCAGCGCGGCGAGGATGATTTCACGTTGAGTGGGCATGATGGTCCCGGTTCGCCGGCCCGGCCCGGCTTCAATGGTCTCTGTCGGGCTTCGGTTCCGTGATGGCTGCCAGCCGTCGCGGCAGGTCCGAGCGTCCGTGCAGCAAATCGATGATGATCACCTGCTCGGCATCCTCGACGAAAATGACGAAATGCTGGCCCGTGCGCGCGAAGCGCAAATCCTCTGGCAGGTCCGGATCGATGATCCGGCGGCAGTCTTGCGATACGGCGGTGCCCGCCGCGATGTCGCGGCACGCGGCGATCAGGTCGTCCTCATAGGCGGCGGCCTGCCTTGGCCCGAAGGTCTCATGTGTCCAGCGGGCAATTTCGATGAGCGAGCGTTCAGCCTGTCGCGTCAGGCGCCAGGGTTTCGGCATCAGGATTGCGCGCGCGCGGTGGCGAAGGCGCGGCGAATGGCGTCCTCGCCTGAACCCTCGGCCAGATCGCCACGCCGGGCCTGTTCCAGCCCGGTTTCCAGACGGGCGCGCAGATCGCCAAGCTCGGCTTCTTCGCGTTCGAGGAGGCGCAGCCCGGCCCGCAGTGCCTCCGACGCATTCTGGTAGCGCCCGGAAGCGACCAGACGGTCCACGAGGTCGGATTGCGGTTCGGTGAGAACGACGTTTCGGGTGGCCATGCGAGCCTCCATGCGGATCATTGGCAATATATGCCAACTCGCCCTGTATGTCGATATCCACGGTCAGAGCCGGGGTTCCCCCCAGTTCGCGACGATCAGCCCCGGCACCGCATCGCGCGCCCGCTCGGCATCCCGCGCCAGGTCCAGCCGCTTCGGCAGCCTGACCTGCGGGACCAGCAGGAAGATCGGCACCGTGGTCAGTCCCCGGCCGGTCTTCGAGCGTGACGCCACCGCGCGGCCCTTGGTGTTCAGCCGTCCCTCGACCACCAGCAGGCTCGGGCCCATCCGCCGATAGACGAAGCGCAGACGCAGCCCGGTGCGGCGCTCCCACTCAAGGGGGGTGATCCGGCCGCCGCGGGTGGATTTGCCCGCCGCCGCCGTGGGGATCGTCAGCCAGAACCCGTTGCGCGACCGGATCAGCGGGCCGGTGTCATGCGCGCCGACGATCACCGGCGCCTTTGACCAGACCAGCGCCGCGGCGTTCAGGCTGGCCCGGCCTTTCGGGAACTGCTCGGACCGGATGGTTCGGGCCAGACGTGCCCCGAGACCTGCGCCGGTGATCTGCGCGCGCCAGGCGGATTTCAGGCCGGTCCCGGCATCGCGCATCGCCGTGGTGACAGCTTTCTCGCCGGCCTTCACCTCCGCGTCCATGATCCGGGCGATGTCGCCGATGATCTGGGCCTTCAGTTTCATCGCATTCACACCGGGCGAAGATCCACGGTCCAGACCAGCCGCTCGCGGTCGCGCACCGGCTCGCCCTGGATGAGGAAGGCGTCACCGTCGATCTCGATGCGGTCGCCGGGGTGCGGGGCTGGCACCTCGGCCACCAGCAGGTCGATGCGCGTGGTTTCGGACCAGAGCCGCGCGTCGCCGAAATCCGTGACCGCGTCCGCACGCCGGGCGACGACGCGCACTAGAAGAGACGCGCCGCCCTCGGGCGTGTAGACCGCATCCCGGCCGATGTTCGGATCGGCGAAGAGCGCACTGAGCGCGGCGGCGAAGGCGCTCATCAGAATGCCGCGTTCAGCCGCACCCGGCCGATGGTGTCGCCTGCGCCACCCGCCACCGCCTCGATCGCTACGCCGATCAGGGTGTTCGAGGTGGTGGTCTTGGTCGCTTCCCTGGCGGTGTTGTCCCAATAGACCTTGTCGCCGACCGACCAGGCCTGCGATGCGACCTTCTTCAGATCGAAGACGCCGACAAGCGCGCCCTCGACGGGATCGCCGCTGGCGGCACTGCCTGCGGCCACGCCGAAGATGGAACCGACGAGCAGGCCATCGCCGGAGGCGACGGCATAGGGTGCGGTCAGGGTGATGGTGTTTCCGGGCTGCACGAAGTTTTTCATCGGAGATGTCCTTTCTGAACGAAGAAGGGCGGCCCGTCAGGACCGCCCGCATGTCAGGGTTCGGGTTGAGACGTGGCTTACGCGCCGGCATTCTTGTAGAGGCCGCGCCAGTCGATGGCCTTGGCGCCGAAGTCGAGGCGGCATTTGATCTCGACGCCGTCGACGTCGAAGCCGTTGCGGGTCTCGATGTAGGCGCCCTGCTGACCCTCGAGATAGGCGTATTCGATGGTGTCGATCTGGGCCGGAGAAGCCGCCAGATACCAGGCGGTCTCGCTGGCGGCATCGAGCCGGGGCTCGCTGATCGGGCTGAGAGTCCGGATCGACTGCGGCACCACGCTGGCGGTCGCGGCCGGCACCAGGTTCTGCGCCACCAACTGCTCGGCCTTCAGCTCCAGCGAGGCGGGCACGATCAGATAGGCGGGGCGGATGTTCAGCACCGTCTTCTTGTCGAGCCCGGTCTGTTTCGCCATCGCGGCGCGCGCCGCGCCGACGCTGGTGACGTCGAGTGCCGCCGCCGTGCCGGCGAGGTTCCGGTGGTTGGCATGGAACAATGCCGTGCCATCGGCCATCGCCGGGTTGGCGGTGATGATGCCCCAGACCACGTCCGACTCCAGCTGGGCGATGGAGTTGCCGTACATCGCCGGGATGCGGGTGAAGGCGTCGAGATCGTCGTTGATCAGCACCTGCCGGGTGATCGCGACCACGCGGCCATAGGTCTTGACCTTGTAGCTCTCCTTGCTCTCCCCGAGCGTGCCGCGCTTGAACTCGCCGCTCTCGCCCACCTCCAGCAGCTGCGGCGCCTCGCCCAGCTGGACGCGGTGCATGGACTTGAAGTCGGTCGCCAGCACCTGACGGCAGAAGAGCGCGAAGGTGCGCGGATAGGCGTCATAGGCCTGACGGAGGGTTCTGTTGGTGACGGCGGAAAGGATCTCGGGAAAGTCCGAGGTCGAGTGCAGCGCCCGCGTTGCCACCTCGTCGCGCGACAGGCCGCGCGTGTTCACCCCGGAAAGCCCGAGGCTTTCGCGGGCCAGCTCCAGCAGCGTCATGCCGCGATACTGCCGCGCGGCGTCCTCCAGCGGGAACAGCGTCGGGCTGTAGCGGTGCAGCAGCGCGCTGGCCACCGCGTCGCGGCGGGTGATGCGCTCGTCGCGGCCGCCGAGCGGGATCGAGACATGCGGGAAGGTCCGGGTCTCGTCGGACCTGTCCGCGACCTGGTCGAGGATCAGACGGCGGGATTCGTCGACGCTGACGCCGCGCTTGACCAGATCCTCGGCGAAGCCGCGCTCGAGGTTCAGCCGCCCGGCCAGATCGTAGATGGTGGAGACGCGGTCGCGCTCTGCCTCGCGGGCGCGGGTGGCGATGGCCTCGGTGTCGGGCGCAGGAGTCGGTTCCGGCATGCGCGCGACCGTCGGTTCGGGCTGTGCCGGGGCCGCGACGGGCTGCTGGCGGGTCTCGGTCAAGGCGGGGACATCCCCGGCCACGGTGCTCGTGCTCTCAGGCATGGATGCCTCCTTTTGCATGCGGGTGTCGACGATTTCGACGGGATAACTTGCCTGATCGGCCGCGCGGACCTGCGCGCGGGGATCGGCCGGAACGGTCACGAAGCTGACCTCGAGCGGGGTCCAGCGTTCGACGATGCGCTGCTCGACCTCGCCCTTGGCGACGGGCTCGACGACTTTCACCCTCTCGATGGAATAGCCGACCGAGACGTTGCGGATGATGCCGTCGCTGATCAGGCCGAACATGCGGTCGGCGGCCTGGTCCAGCCCCTCGCGGGGGAAACGGATGGTGGCCTTGCCTTCCTTGCCCTCGATCCAGGCGCGTTCGACCACGCCCACTTGCGAATGCGAGGACCAGACCGAATGGCTGTCGAGCGCCGGGGCCCCGGCGTTGAGGCGGGTCAGATCCACCGACCTGTCGCTGACCTCGAGGATTTCGTCGAAGGGCACAGAGCTGTCCCAGCCGGTCCAGCGCCGCCGCCGGACGGCCGCGCCGGTGGTGAAGACGACGTCGACGGATCGGGCCTCAGGATTGACGGTCGCGGGCAGGATGGGTGCGCGCCGCACCTGCATCGGCAGGGCGACCGGGGCCGCCATGATCGTATCGGGCATGGCCCTATTCCTTCTCTGGTTCGGATGCGGGGGCGGCCAGGTCACTGTTCGGTTCGCTGGCCGGGTCGCTGGTCTGGGCGCTGCCGGTCTTGGTGACCCGGCGCGGATCGCTGTCGAGCACCAGCCCCAGCTCGTCGAGCCTGGCGTTGGTCGCGGCGATCTCGGCCAGCACCGCATCCGGGTTGTGGCCCTGCCGGGCGATGGCCTGCGCCAAGGTCATGGTGCCGGAGCGGATCGCCAGCAGATCGGCCATGGCGTCCTTATAGGGATCGACGGCGTCGAACTTGGGCGGCGACCATTCCACCGGCACATCCGGCGTGGGGATCTGGCCTGCCGCCCATGCGGCCTCGGTGAACCAGCGCCAGACCGGGGCGCAGAACATGGGAATGAACAGCTGCCACTGCACCGCGTCGATCATCCGGCGGAATTCCACGAGCCCCGCCCGGATCGACGAGTAGTTGACCTGGCTGAGGTCTCCGGTGAGCAGTTCGTAGGGCACCCGGAACCCGGCCGAGATGGTGTGCAGGCTGGCGCGCTTGTATTCGCCGTAGCCGCCGGTGGCGGCGGGCTGGTTGAAGCGGATGTCCTTGCCGCCGCGGGCATAGGCGATCAGGCCGGGCTCGAACTGCTCGACCCGGTTGCCGTCGGCATCGACCACCGAAGGCGCGATGCCCTGCTGCGCCTCGTCATCGCCGAAGACGATGGCGGTCACGCAGGCCTCGGTCTTCTTGCGGACCAGTTCGGCCACCTCGTAATCGTCGAGATCGCGCAAGCTGCGGATCACCGGTGCGCCCCAGGGAACGCCGCGCGCCTGCGTGCGCTGCTTCTCATAGACATGGGCGATCTCGGTCGCCGGGACCGGGCGGCTCTGCAGACCGTTCTGCAAGGCCCCATAGGCGTCGCCCGGATGCTCGGCATGGAGCCAGTAGGCCCGGCGTTTGCCGACCGGGTCGAACTCGATCCCCTGGACCAGCCGCCCTGCGCCGTTGGCGCCGGATTTCGCGGCGTCGAGGAAGTCGGCCTCCAGCACCTGCAGTTGCAGCGGCACCGCCAGACCGTCCGAGGATCGCCGCAGCCTGCGCCGCACCAGAACCTCGCCGGCCTCGACCATCTCGCGGCAGATCAGCGTCTGCAGACCGTAGAAGTCGAGCTGGCCGTCGGCATCGCAATCCGCCGTCCAACGTTCGAAGAGATCGTCGACACGGCGATCCAGCGCCTCGTCGCCGCTGGCGGCGCGCGGCATGATGCCGGCGCCGATGATGTTGTTGACCAGCACCGCCACCGCTTTCGCGGCATGCGGATTGTTGCGCACCAGATCCCGCATCCGGTCGCGCAACAGCGCCCCGGCCATGCCGATCTCGGTGTCCGCAGAGGATCCCGGTGCGCGCCAGCCATCCGTGCGGCGACCCTTGGACGCTCCGTCATAGCCGCGCGTCAGGGTCTCGAAAGCCTGCCGCGCCAGCACGCGCCGGGCCGCCATGCGCGGGGCGACCGAGGCGATGGCGTAGTCGAACCAGTTCGCCGACATCAGCGATCCCCTCGACTGAAGCCAGCCAGCCCGGCCACCGGCAACGGTTTGGTCGTTCCCGCGATAGCCCTCTCGATGGTGCGGATGCGCGCCAGCAGATCCTCGGCCGTGCCGTAATCCACCGACTTGCCGTCATAGCTGACCCGGGTCGTGCCGCTGGCATAGGCGCGGCGCAGCGCCGAGAGCTCAGTTTCCGTCCAGTCCGTCATGCTCAAAACCATCCTCCGCGCCGTCCGAGCCAGTCGGAGCGGCGCTTGCCCTGCGGGGCCTGTCCCGGCCGGTTGATCTGTCCGGCGGGATCGGTGTCGGTGGGGGCGGCCCCGAGCTGATCCTCGAGGTCGCGCCATTTCTCGTCGGGCCAGCGGTCCGCGCCCGCGATCCAGGCGGCGGCGCGGGCATAGACCCGGCAATCCAGCGCCTCGTTGCGCTCGCGCAGCTTCTGCCATTCCAGCTTGGCAAAGCCCCGTTTCGTGCGCACCGTCACCAGCTGTTCGGCCACGACCTGCTTCAGCCATTCGCTCTCGACCCAACTCGGCAGGTGGATGGTGCCGGGCGGAAACGCCGCGCCCTCGGCGCGTTCCTCTGCTGTGGGCCGGTCCAGCCGCAGGTAGCGATAGGTCTCGGCCTTGAAACTCGACACCGCCACGGTCCAGAGCCGCGCGCCGCGCCGCAACCGCTTGCCGCCCTCGGTCGCATCGACGAATGTCGGCCCCGAGACCGGACTCGAGCGGTTTAACCCCTCGACGCCCTTTACCGGCGCCACCTGCGCGAACCCCTGCGCCCGCGACCAGGCATAGACCGCCGGGGCCTCGTAGCCCGTGTCGATGGCCAGCCGCGCGATCCGAAGATGCGCGCCACCTTCGTGCGGCCAGCTTCGATCCAGCAGCGCCGTCAGGTCGCCCCACGCCTCATGCCGATCCGGCCCGCCC